TCGCAGAAAGCATCGGTACAAGTTCTTTAGTTAGTTCAGCTTCAATCTGAGCAACTCGAGCCTCAATCTGCTCTGGAGTAAACTGTTGTGGCGGAGCCTGCTGTTGCATCTGTTGTGCCGCCATCTGTTGGGCACTCGCAGGATTAATCGCACCTGCCTGCACCATAAGCTGTAGCTGTTGGTTCTGTTGTTGCATCGCCGTTTCTTGCTGCATCATGTTCTCTTCGCTCAAAGCTTGGATCTCTGCATCAACCATCTCACGAGCCTTCATGCTAATGTGCTGGAAGATGTGAGAGAATACAGCCGCTAACACAGGTGGCGCAGTCTGTAGAACCGATAGATCCAGTAAAGATAAGTGCGCTTGAATGTGTGCATCATGGTCCTGTTCAGGAGATGCCTGCGGAGTCTGCCCATTGATCATCGAACCATTCTCCACGGCTGGATCTTGAGGCGGAGGTGGTGGTGGTGGCGGAGGCAATATCTCGTCTATGTTTTGCACCTCTAACGCCTGATACATCCTACGATAAGCCGCATGCAAATTGTGCATTTGCGGATTGGACTGGGCCAGTTGAAGTTGAGTCTGGGCCAGTGTTACGCGCTGTGCCATCGAGAAGATGTTCGGATCTGAGACGGGGAGGACGTCGATCCTGGCGTCAAAGTCTTCAACCTTAACTTGCTGCGGTGCACCCATTACTTCGTAAGGATACATCGGTGGTAGGTTTTCGGCGAAGATACGCGCCAGTAACCGGAACTCAGTCTTCTGAGCGTAGTGCAACCGTTTGTGAATCGCAGACATGACCTTCATGCCGCGCTCCAACATAGCAACCGTAGTACCTACAGGAGTCTCTTGCCCCATGTCTGAAATAGATTGATCCGCTAATGCAATGAACCTACGCCCATCGTTGACCAATCCACCAAGCATTTGTGCCAATGTACCTGAAGGCTCCTTGTAGGGCAAAGGTACAATAGCGTCCCTGATGCTCCCACCTGGCGCGTCAATGTCTCTCCACTCCCCAGGCTGTAGCGGCTCATCAGAGTTGCGTACACGCACTCCACGGGCCTTAAAGCCAGCGGGGAGGTTCGCGAGGGTTCCAGCGTCAATTAGCTGTCGTAGGAGGCTTGTAGCGGCTCTGCCGAGCCCACCAATCATGTGGATCAATCCAAAGCCATAGAACCCCAGACCTGGAGTAAATTTATAGTGCACAAAGTACGGACGCTTCCGACGAAGCGGATCATCCATGGAATAGTTTCTGCGGATAGAAAGTATCTGTCCCGAGGTGTGGTCAATCGTGACAATGTACGGAAGACGAATGCCAGTAGGCTCCCCCGTTGCCATGTCTATGTCCTCAAAGCCCTCGATGTCCAAATCAGCGTGGATCTCAAGAATCGTAAGAACATCCTCGCTGTAGTTCTTCGACAAGCCCTCAAGCTCGTTAACCTTCTGGCGAACAGGATCTTCCTCAATATCGTCCGAACTCTTTAGATCAACATCGCGGTACATGCCCGCAACCTGCATCTTGCGAACCTCGTTCTCGTCCATCCGTAACACATGCGTTACCCGATTGGCCGTAGTAAGATCAGACGCCGAATACGGAACAACCAAGTCCTGTGCCGGTATGAACTTAGATACCGCACGTTGACGAGTCGGATCGTAGTATACCTTCTTGAATGTCGAACCACTCAACGGGAGGTAATACAGAAGTTGATCCATATCCGGATCGTACTCTTCCATAACTTCCGTAATCTGGTAGTTCATAAAATCTTTTACGCGGCCAGCCTGTGCCTCCCGCTCTGGAGTCTTGGCTCCCAGTACACCCGTCTTAACCGGTCCACCTGACGGCAAAAGCTCCTTATACGCCTGCGCTTGGAACTGCGTAACGCTCTCCGCAACCAGCGGATGCGTGATTCCAGATGCACCCTCAAACGGAGTTGTGCGCTCGTCCATCTTAATTCCAAGTAAATCTAAGCCCTTGACATACGCTTCTTCCCACTCGGACCGTGATTCTAGGTCCTCGTCGTAAAGTCCACGCAACTCGGTAGATAACTCCCCAAGGGCCCCATTGTCCAAAAACTCTGCTAGGTTAGCGTCAAACGGAATCAATTCCTCTTGAGCCATCATCTCTTGTTGCAGATCCATGGGCTGTATCAAAGCTCCACCCATCCCATCATCAATGACCTCGGCTCCCCCAGGAAACTCTATCGGTGCGTCAATTGAAATTTCTACATCAGGGAGACCCATTGTATCATCAAGGTCTAAACCTGGTGCAACCATGTTTGGTGGTAGTGCCATCAGTAATATTCCCTCTTCTTGGGTCGCCAATCATCATCAAGGTCCTCTTCTCCTGCCAGAGAAATAAACCCGCCCCTGCGAAAACGCATCAGTGCTAATGTCATACTATCACAAAAGTCGTCGTTGTCACCATTAGGAAACGAAACTACTTCCTCAATTACATCATCAGCGAAAGACTTGTCTTCCGGTGCCCATACCATACCCGCTTCAAACAACGGTGCAACCATGTGCATTCGCGTTATCTTATCAGTTCCTTTGCCTGGTGAGAAGCCCAATGCTGGAATACCACGAAGCCGCAACTCGTCAATGAGTGGCGTACCTGTCGCTTTTGCCTCAACCAACACCATATCTGGCTCCCAATACTCGTATTCCTCAAAGGCAACCTCCTTTAATTCAGGGAAATTCCACCTTCCGCGCTGGGCATCCAACAAAACAACGTGGTCCGCGCCCCCTTCTTCAGGCTCAAACACCCCCCAAGTCGTAATCGCAGAGTAGTCAGCCGTTTGTTTCTTGGAAAACGCCGTATCATAGGACTGAAGTATGTATTTAAGTGGGGGGATCTTGGGTTTGTCCCACATCTTCCACCAATCGCGCTTGATTATCGCAGATTCCGAGGATGTAGGCTCTTGTTGCCACTGCGCGTTCCACTTACTGGCAGGCAAGGACGCCTTAATCGACAATAATGCGTCTTTTTCCCAGAACTCAGGCCATAATGGCTTGTCACTGGGCAAAATCGCAGGAAATTCCACCACATCCCACTTGTCAGACATCAAATCACCGCCCTGTTGGGCCAATAATCTGCCTGTCAAGTCCTTTTTTCCCCACCTCGTCATAACAATTATGATTGCGCCACCAGGTTGGAGACGCTGACGGGGTCCAGAAGTGTACCATTCGTAGGCATTGTCAAAAGCACTCTCGCTTAGTGCGTCTTGTTCCGAATGAGGGTCGTCAATGACCAACAAGTCCGCACCACGGCCAGTAATTGCAGCCCCAACACCCGCCGCAAAGTATTCTGCACCCTTGTCCGTGCCCCATTTGCCCGCGCCTTTGTTGTCTTCTTTGAGATTTGTGTTCGGAAAGATGGTTTTGTACTCTGGGTCATCAATTAAATCCCTCACTTTACGGCCAAAACGCACCGCAAGCTCCGTGTTGTGTGTAGCTTGTATGATCTTTAGCTTCGGATTACGGCCCAAGAACCAAGCAGGCATCAAGTAGCTTGCAAACTCAGACTTGGAGTGCCGAGGTGGCATGTTAATTATAAGCCGCTTGAGCTCTCCTCGTGCAACAGCCTCAAGTTTCTTGGCGATTACTCGATGGTGCTTGCCCTCGATGAAGTTTTCATACACATGATGTACAAACGGCATGAAGTTTTCATGCGCTTTTTCACGGAGATCCAGATTCTTCTTCGCCTCGGTTAAGGCTAAGATCTCTTTTAATGCTTCCTCCGGTAGTGCCTGTAGGTTCACCGTCCTTAAAGACCCATGATCCCACCCGCTCGAGTGCGGGCTAGTCCAGGGGCCGAGGACTGAAGTAAGTTGCCCGAGGTCCCTGGAGCGTAAGGCTGTAACGGCATCGGCATGTTTGTAGGTGCAACGGCCCCAGTGTAGTTGGCCGCTTGACCAATTACAGGATTAACCGATGGCATCACAAAGTCCGTAACTTGCTGACCACCTGGATTCAACACGTCTATTGTGTCATCCATAACACACTGGTTGGTAATCGGATCAAGCTTGTAACCTTCAGGACACGGATCGTCTATAACGGCAGCAGCCATGTCTTTGTCGTCGCCACGGTTGGCGTAGTTCGCTGCTGCTTGGTCCTTCATTCTCTGCTTAGTTGCATCTGTCCGAGCGTAATAATCTGCAATATCCGCGTCTGAGTAAACTCGGTTTCCGTTTTCGTCTAATACGTTTTTTAAATTCTCTATTCCTTTTTCACGAGTTGAAAACAACCCAGCCTTTATTCCCATGGTTACATCGTCTACTGCGCCAGAGACGGCACCAGAAAGTGCACCCATGATTCCACCTCCAGGGGCTGTGTCAGCCATGCCAGCCGTAAAACCAAACGAGTTCTTCTCACCCTCCGCAACAGGTTGTCCTGCCTTGGGGTGCTTTGGTCCATAAACCAACTGACCGTTTACATACTCCATCATGTCACCAGGAGTAAGAAAATTAGCCAAGCTTTCTGTTAGTGAGTTGGCTTGAGTGGGTTGGGCAACAGGCGCGGCGGCATCAATCTCATTTTG